TTAGCAGAAAGGCCCGCAGATGCTGGTGCAGCCGTTGCCGCAGGTGCCCGTGCTTCCTACGCCGACGGTGCTTTTGTTGACCGCACCTGTGCTGCCGGTTACCATGCTTTTGTTGCTGCTTCCGGCGCTGCCCATGTTTCCGGCGCTGCCCATGTTTCCGGCGCTGCCCATGTTTCCGGCGCTGCCCATGTTTCCGGCGCTGCCCATGTTTCCGGCGCTGCCCATGTTTCCGGCGCTGCCCATGTTTCCAGCACTGCCCATGTTTTCGGGTTTGCCCATGTTTCCGGCATTGTTCATGTTTCCAACACTGTCCATGTTTCCGGCTTTGCCCATGTTTTCAGGTTTGCCCATGTTTTCGGGTTCACCCATGTTTTTGGCATTGCCCATGTTTTTGGCATTGCCCATGTTTTCGGGTTTGCCCATTTTTCCGGCTTTGCCTTTGCCGCTGTATTCCATACTGTCCATGCCGCTGTAGTCCATACTGTCCATGCCGCTTGTGATGCTGAGGCTCGTGCTGCCGCCGGTCGCGCAGCTGTTCACCGGGATATACAGGATCTCGCCCGCGTAAAGCTGCGTGCCCGTGCGCGGGTTCAGTTCGAGGATGTCGCTCACCGTCGTATGATACATTTGAGCGATCGTCTCCAGCGTATCCCCCTGCGCAACGGTATGAGGCACGATCTTGCCGGTGATGTGGGGCTTGAGAGCCGCCCATGTCAGGGAGCCGACGGTACCGTCAGCCGTAAGGTTGTTTGCCTTCTGGAAGGCGGCAACGGCCGCCTGGGTTTTCGAGCCGAAGTTGCCGTCGATCGCGCCGGGATTCTGGCACGCGTTGATGAGGGCCGCCTGCAGGATCGCGACATACATGCCCGTGCTGCCGCGCCTGAGCTGCACGTTGGTATAATCGAGATACGGCGACAGGGCAAGCCAGGTGATCACGTTCGTGGTGCCGGTTTCCGGTATACCCGCGGCCCTTTGAAAGGCTTTGAGCGCGGCCTGGGTTTTCGTGCCGAAAATGCCGTCGATCGCGCCCGGGTCGTTGCCGGAAGCCTTGAGCGCCATCTGCAGGATTTTTACCGTTTCTCCCCGGCTGCCGAGCTGCAGGACCTCCGGGCTTGATGCGTTTATATAGGGCTCAAGATACGACCATGTAACAGGGCCGATAATCCCGTCCTGCCTGATATTCATTGCGCTTTGGAATTGGAGTACGGCGCCTTCCATCTGTTTTCCGAACACGCCGTCTATCGGGCCCGGGGCGTATCCTGCGCGCGTGAGCGCAGTTTGCGCAACTTTTACGTCGCCGCCCGTGTCGCCGCGTCTTAAAATTCTCATACTGCCATACCTCTGCCTTTATTGGGCGACGAACCGCGCCCTAATACATAAGCTATGAAGGGGCCGGAAGAAAGGTGCAGGCGGCGAGCATCCGCAGGCGGCGAAAATATATGGCCAAACGGCCCGTCCGGGTTGTTGCGGGTGCGGGGGATATGGTACAATCATCGGGAACCGACGCTTAGGGAGCCACAGATGAAAGATTGCCGCGCGAGACTGACGCTGTTTGCCGTTATTTCCGTAATTTCACTTGCCCTGTTCGCAGCCTGCATGGAGAACGCGGGCACGCCGGGCGCGCCTTCGGCCGGACCGACCGCGCTCGTTGAGGTCACCCTCGCGCCGACGCCGGAGGTTGCGCCAACGCCCCCGCCGACCGAGGAGCCGACGCCTTCCCCCTCGCCGACGCCGGAACCCACGCCGGAGCCGACCCCGACCCCGGAGCCTACGGCATATCAAAGCGCGGATTATCCGCTGGCGCCAAAGAGCCTTCGCGCGCATGAGGGTGGACGGTATCCGGAGGAGGAGAAGCTCAATGACGATCCGGCAAAATTCATCGCGGTTGTCGATCTGACGAATCAGGTCGTTATGATCTATGAAAGGGACGCGTACGGCAATTACAACGTGCTTGTACGCGAGATGATCTGCTCCTCCGGTATCGAGGAAACGGACCGCAGCCCTCGCGGCACGTTCACGATGGGCGAGGATAAAAAGCGTTTTGCGTACTTCACAAGCTTCGATTGCTACGCCCAGTACTGGTCGCAGATCAGAGGCAGGATCTATTTCCATTCCATCCCCTATTCCCAGCGGGACGACCGCTACCTGATGGAGGAGGAATTCTGGAAGCTCGGCGCGCCCGCGTCCCACGGCTGCATCCGCTTGCTTGCGGACGACGCGCAGTGGGTTTACCTGTATCTGTGCCCCGGCACGACCGTCGTCATCACGGACGAATTGCCAAAAAGCGAAACGCTGCGAGAAAGGCTTCTGCCCAAGTCGACGCCGGTGCCCGATTGTTATATGATAAATCCCTAAAAAACACTTGACCCTGAAACGCCGTTGTGGTAATATAACCTTTGCCGCAAAGCGGCAGCGTCGCGGGGTAGAGCAGTTGGTAGCTCGTCGGGCTCATAACCCGGAGGTCGTTGGTTCAAGTCCTTCCCCCGCAACCAATTTGATGCGCACACCTTATGATGTGCGCATCATATATGGCGGCGTAGCTCAGTTGGCCAGAGCATTCGGTTCATACCCGAAGTGTCACCGGTTCGAATCCAGTCGCCGCTACCATAAAAAAGCTAGACATTGTCTAGCTTTTTTGTTTTATGAGAATTGGTAAAGCGACTTATTAACATGCCTTCTGGCAACTTTTTGGCAACTTTGTTTTAATTTTGCTGGCAACTTTACACCCCGAATTTTACCGAAGTGTCACTTCCCGAACATCTCGATAACCTTCTGTTTGCTGCCTTGTTCGCGCAGGTTCTTCAGGTGCGTGTATATCCGTAGCGTAGTGACCGGGTCAGCGTGACCAAGGTATTTTTGGGCGGTTAGAACGTCCACGCCGGCGTCGTATAACAGGGTCGCGTAATTATGCCTGAAGTAATGCGCGGTGAGTACCGACCCGATCAGCGGTGTACACTTTATGGTACTTTTCGTTTTCGCGGCTTTCTTTGTTTTTCTTGGCTTCACGTTTGCGTTGAGGTCCGTATGCTCAATTGTTGGGTCGACCTGGTACATGGCAGCCATGAGCGATTTCCAAGTACGAATATATGTTGCCTGCGGCATGAAGCGGCCAGTGTCCGGGCCTTTAATGATATACCCGATGCCCGCCCGCGCGCGGAGGATCCGCTTTAACGGAATCGGGATCGGAATGTCACGAATAGAGCACTGTGATTTTACATCTCCCACGTCATTGGTCACGAAATCTATATCCCTGCACACATGAATGACGCCTTTTTTTAGGTCTACGTCAGTCCACGTAAGCGCCAGCATCTCGCCACGCCTCATACCGGTGTAGTATAGCAGGGCAAGCATAAGCCCGGCAGGGTGGCTCTCAGCTACCGAGAGAGCGGCGCTTACTTCTTTATCGGTCAGTTCCCGGCGGCTCTTGGTTTCCGCGGCCGCCTTCTTAAGTGACGCCGCTGGATCACGATCGATTATCCCCGAAGATGACGCCTCACGAAACGCGTTTTTAATTATTGACTTAACGTTGCCAATGCTCGTCTTTCCCATGCCTGACATCGTTCCCATGAGCTTGTGTAAATCGGTAGAGGTCACAGCGCTCATGCGGCGGTCGCCGATAATGGGGAAAATGTGCTGATTCATAGCAGCTATATAATTCAAACGAGTTGAGGGGGATAAATCTGCTTCCTTAAATGCTTCATACCATTCAGTAATATATGTTTCGACGGTAACATCGCGCTGCACCTCTACACCGCCGATATACCGCTTCTTTAATTCCTCTGCATTCGCTTCGAGTTCTTTTTTAGTGCGGCCACTGGCATACTTGTAGATAGCTTCGCCGTTTACATCAGTTCCGACCGAGATTTTAGAGCGGTACCGCCCGTCTTTTTGCTTCTTCGCCATCGTTTTTCAACCTTCAATATGATATTTGGAGGTGCAAGAAAATGTCCTTCACTGCACCCGCTCGCTTTCGTGCGCCAACGCGAAGGCGAGTATTTTTTATTTACGACTAAGCTCAACAACCAGCATCTCTTTGCGGATCTGATTATTTGCGCTTGAAAGGAGCCTTTTCATAACGCGTGATCTCTGTGCCGGAAACGCGTCGTTGAGACCTACAAACACTTGTCCGTTCAATTCTCGAACCCACCCCATCAGATCGGTTTGGTCATTGAAATGGATGATATAGATCTCGCTTGCAGGGTCGTATTCGATCATGCTGTTTTTCTCTTGCTTCTTCCAAAAATCATAAGCGCTATTCCGTATATCCCAACAATAATGTCGCTTGTTCTGAAACCATGTACAAGATCAATTACACACAATATTATGACGACAACTCCCATCACGATGTATCGGCTTCCTTTCACACTAGGATATATTCCTTCGCACCATGTGATCGTTAAGATGGCTCCGTAATAAATTGGAGTGAGCGTCAATCCAAGGATGAAAGCGCCACCAATAATTATAATAACTAGTTTCAAAAAGGGTGATAGCTGGCTATATAAACTGGATATATAGCTTATGAGTAAGGAGTCCAATGTTGCGACAAGGCAGAAAAGAAAGAAGCAACCAATGAGCGCCAACCATGACAAAACCCTCTTCATCGTTCTGTTTCCTTTCAATTGTGCATTTCTTGTTTATCGCTTTCTATGCATCGGCCTACTCTTAAGAATTATCCTGTGCACTCTCTATGACAACTTGCTTCTTGCGTTTTGATTTTTTAACAGCCGCGATAATCCAATGAATCATCAATCCGATCGCGGCTCCAATCAATGACTGCCACAAGCTCATGAGCAGCGTTGCTTTTGCAGCTTCAAATCCGATTGCAGGCGTACTAAAGATTGCCAATAGCCCGCGAATCGCAAGCGCCCAACCTGAAACAATGACTAGCTTCATGCCGAAGTCACTTCTTTTCCACATGATGTTCTCCCCCTCGATAATTTCTACATGTAGTTCGCTGTCTAGCTACTCGGTGTAGTCAATCATGAAGTTCCTGTTCTATTGCCTTCCACGCATCAGTAGTGCGGTAATACTCTACCGCCTCCTCAAGGTACTCTTCAGTTACGCCAAGGTAGTCCGCGATATCACACCGCTCACGCAGTCCCGCGCGCAAAGCCTTTATTACGCGATCAAGCGAAATAATGCGACGATAACCCCATCGCCGGGCGGCTGCCTCTGCCCGCAGATCGTTTATGCTACGATACCGAAGCACCCGACAAGGCTCTGTATGGTAATGTCCTAGCTCCTCTGCGAGTAGGCATGCGAGCTCTGCTTGTGTTTTTGTGGGCTGTATGAGGATTATCGGCTTTCCGAGTATGTTGAGGTACATGGCTTTTACGTGCTTGGTTTCAAAGGGCGCCTTTTCAATGGAGATCTCAATGCCTGACCGTTTGGCATCATCATATAATTGTTCCGATAGCTCCATTACGAGCTCATCTCCTTGCTAGATAGTGAAACTAATATATCTCATAGACTGCACCATAAAACGGACAAGCTTAATCTTTCTTGCTGTATTTGAAATTGAGGTATTCGACTAATTTGTTGTATTCCTCTATGGCTTCGGGATCGTTCGTGTCGAGGTGAGCAGCAGCGCCGATAATGACAGGTTGAGCATACTCATCACGACCCGAAAGATAATCTAGAGATACACCAAAATAGTCAGCGACTTTTTGCACCTTATCTAGCGCGGGGGGCATGTAATCCCAGCGGTATATAGTGCTTTTTCCTATACCTATTTCCTGCTCTAATGCGTTTAACGATATTCCGGCATTTTTGCATAGTTGCTTAATCTTATCAACCATAGAAGGAATCCTCTTCCAACATTATTTCCGCATATGCGCAAAAAGCAGTGTTGACATTCCGCGTTTATGCTGTATAATGAGAGCACAAGTAGCGATTACAGCGTGTATGCGCAAGATGCGCAAAAGGAAGGAAGTCATTTTGCATATATGCAGTTATTCCAGCAAGATAATATTAGCATATATGCTAACAACAAGCAACAACAAGATATAGGAGGTGCTAGATTGCTTTTCGGCAAAATAAGGGATTTATGCGTAAAAAGGAACATTAACATTTCGACGCTTGAGCGGGAGACCCAACTAGGCCGAAACACAATTTACCGGTGGGACGAGAGCAGTCCATCGGCCAACAAGTTGAAACGCGTCGCCGATTACTTTGGCGTGACTGTGGACGAGTTGCTGAAGGAGGAGTCAACATGAAAAAGCCAAAGCTGCGTATGATTTCGATCTCCGAGCTCGAACAAGCGTGGGTCGATCAGTGGGGCGAGGCGGTAGGGAAGACCACGGCGGCAAAGATGCTTGGAGTCAGCACCACGACGGTGTGGCGCATGGCACAGGACGGTCGGCTTGCAGTAGCCCCGAACGGTCATATCCTCGTCCGACAGGCTGCGCGGTGGGCGAACGGTGCAGCGTCATGATGACCCGGCCTATCTCGCGCGATGAATTCATCCAGCGTTATAAAGACCGTCAACGCGATCGGCGGCGCAATGGAGACCTCGACCATCAGCGGTACCGGTCTATGATTGAAGAACAGAAACGAAAAGGCCAATGGAGAAAAGGAGGAAGAACATGAATCACCCTTGGTATGAAATGGGCTACATGTTCATGGGATTTGCGATAGCATTCCCGCTGGGGATCATCGTAGGTGCGATCCTCAGCGAGGATAGGAAAAGCCGCCCGGGACTGGCATCCACGGAGCGGCAGAAGAAAAATCTCAATACCTATTATACAAAGGATGGGAGGGTTGTCAAGTGAGCACCCGTGAAACCGTCCAGGCAATCAAAGCGGAGTTTCCCGGATTTGACCGCCCTCTACTGGTAAAAGTGGACAACCCTGACCGCTATGGTATCCATCTCGTGAAACGGGCACAGGAGCTTAGAGATGGAAAGGCTGCGCCAGAACCCCGCAAACACGACAAGCACGGCGCACCATGCCGCTTGTACTGTCGCACAACAAAAACGCTTTATACGGCTGTGCACAGGGCGCAAAAACAATTAGGACATCGATATGTCGCAGACACGGTCATTTACTTGATCAGAGAAGGGCTGAAGGCCATCCCGCAGGATAAAGCCGGTACATACAACGCCATCGAGAAAGAGAGGCAGAAGCATGCGCAGCGACGCGCTGATTGAGAACGGCATGGTAGCCGCCGGAGAGCTGCCGTCCTTCGATCATCTGGACGAGCCGGAGCGTTGCTCTGAGTGCGGTGCCGAGAGCGGGCTTGAGTATCGCATATCCGATCTCCACATCTGCAAGGACTGCATGCGGGAGGCATATGAAAATCTGCTCCACCTTGCCGCGCTGGACGCGGCGGCAAACGGGTGCTTAACGCTGGACGATGCGACACAGGCGATATTGGACTACATAGCGGACGAGCTTAACATCAAGGAGGAAATGACGTGAATCTCTATCAAAAAATCGCTGCGGTTATGCAGGACGTTGAATACCTCACAAAGGACGATACAGTTGAAACAGGAGGCGGGAAAGGCTACCGGGCAATCACCGAAGAAAAGGTCACGTCCATCATCCGGGCATCGCTTATTAAGAATGGCATTGTGATCGTGCCGGTAAAGATCGATCACTCCCGGACAGACGAAAAAGTCCTGGCGTTTGATAAGTACGCAAAAAAAGAGGTTGAGCGGATTAATCGCATAACTTCCGTAGATGTGACGTACCGCATCCAGAACACAGAGGACGCGGAGGATTTTATCCTCGCCGTATCTTCCGGCACGGGCGTCGACACGCAGGACAAGGGTGTAGGAAAAGCCCTAACGTATGCGTACAAGTACCTGCTCCTTCGGACGTTTGCCATCCCGACGGGGGAAGACCCGGACAAGATATCGTCCGACGTGTACACTTCTAACCTCACGGGTGAAAAGGATAAGCCCGTGGATACCAAGGCCGCGTTCGATGATACAGCTGCCGCCCTTGCATCCACCTATAACACCAATCCAGATGACGAGATCGCGCGCGGGACTGTTCTGCGGCAGATCAACAGCACATGCAAGGAACGCAACATTACATCCGAGGCATTGGGGGCATCCTGCCGCAAGACCTATGGAAAAGGGCTGAACGCTCTCACCACCGAAGAGTTGCAGGACGTTTTGACGAGGCTCACGAACAATGCGGCTCAAGGCTGATAAAATCGATGTCCGGCTCACCCTTTCGGGAGACATGGAAATCACCCTCTGCGTAGCCCGTGAGAGTCGGGCAGCAGTAAAGGAAGCTATGGGTGAACTGCGGGACAAGCCTCTGACGGTCGAGGTTAAGCAATGGCGCGAAAAGCGATCTCTGGAGGCAAACGCTTACGCCTGGGTGCTTATAGACCGGATCTCGGAAGTCGTGAAACAGGGTAAGACGGAGGTTTACCGCTCATACATCCGCGAGGTTCCCGGCGCATCGCAGCTCGTCTGCGTCCCTACGGAGGCTGTATCAAAATTGATCCAAGGATGGACGCACAATGGCCTTGGATGGATCACCGATACCATGCCCTCGAAACTGCCCGGATGCACCAACGTCATGCTGTACTACGGCTCTTCAACTTATGACACCAAGCAGATGTCCGCGTTAATAGACCTGATTGTTCAGGACGCAAAGGAACTCGGCATAGAAACCCTCACCCCTGCGGAGCTGGCGCGGATGAAGGAGGGGTGGCATGAAAAGCATCATTCAGGATGAAAAAGAGTGCTACTTTACGAAGCGGACAGACCAGCTTGAGGAACATCACATTTTCTTCGGTGCGGGGCGCAGGAAACTCTCTGAGAAATACGGCTTAAAGGTATGGCTGACACACGACTACCACAACGAGCCGCCGAAGGGTGTACACCACAACAAAGAGCGGCGCCGGGAATTAGAGCGCATCGGTCAAGAGGCATTTGAAAAGCGCTTCCCCGATCTGGACTTTAGGAAAATCTTCGGGAGGAACTACCTATGATCGAGCAATGGCGAGATATCAAAGGATACGAAGGGCTATATCAAGTTAGCGATCACGGGAATGTTCGCAGTTGTCCGCGCAAGGTTTGGAATTACACGAAGCCTGGGCGGTTGATGAAATTCTACGCTAAAAGCAATGGATATTTAACGTTGGCTTTGGTAAATAAGGATGGTACATGCGCGAAGCACATTTATGTCCATCGTTTGGTAGCAGAAGCGTTTGTGCCAAATCCGAGTGGCTACACGCAGATCAATCACAAGGATTTCAATAAGGCGAATAACCATTATTTGAACCTTGAATGGGTAACCCCAAAAATGAACATCGTGCATTTTAGAGAATCGAGAATGGCACGCAAGCATGACGATAAAAAACAGCGGACGCTTGCAAACAAAAGCCTTAATTATATTCTCGAAAACAAGGAATCCGTATTGTGCCTTTATGATTCTGGCGCTTCTATAACCGATGTTAGTTCGAACCTAAAGATCGGCAGAGATAGGGTTAGAGACATCTTGATAATTTACGGAAGAGTTTAGCTCAATGCGCGAGAAAGCAAGAGAACATTTCAAGTCAATCTATCCCGGATGGGACGAGAAAAAGCTTTATTACGGGAGGACACCATGAACAAGGCCTATATGATCGGAAATCTCTCGAAAAACCCGGATTCCCGTACCACCGGTAGCGGAAAAGCCGTAACGACCTTCACTATTGCGGTAAACCGCAGATTTAAAAATCATGCCGGTGATACAGTGACGGACTTTTTCCCGGTCGTGGTATGGGACAAGCTCGCCGAGGTCTGCGCAAAGCATCTTGAAAAGGGTAAGAAAGTCGCGGTCATTGGCGAGCTGCAAACACGCTCATATGACGACAAGCAGGGCGTTAAGCGTTATGTCACCGAGATTGTCGCGGACGAGGTGGAATTCCTCTCGCCGCGAGAACGTCAGGAATCCTCCGAGCCGGAGGGCTTCACGGAAATCAACGACCCTGATCTACCATTTTAATCACGCCTAACGCGCCGGGGCGGTTAAACGAGGCGCGCGGCATTGTTGTTCACTAGATTGTGATCCGGTACTGGGCCCGGCAAACCGGGACAGCGTGGGCGGCGCTGCGAGTCCGCCCATAAGGAGCAATATGGCAAGAGAGTATTTTAATGCCTATCACAGCTACCTCAAGTCGATGGAGGAGCTCAACGACGCGGAGTGCGGGCGACTTTTCAGGGCGTGCCTAAAATACAGCATGACCGGCGAAGCGCAAAAACTCCCGGGAGGCGAGCGCATCCTCTTTCCGGCGATACGGGAGCAAATAGATAGGGATAAAGCTTCTTACGCCGAAAAGTGCCGAAAACAAACCGAGAACATAAATAAACGATGGAATACCACGGTATACGATGGTATACCAACCGATACCAAAGATACCAAGGAGAAGGAAAAGGAGAAGGAAGATATTACCCTCTCTATAATCTCCCCCACGAAACCGCCGGCTCATCAGCGCGGCGAACATGGATATGTCCGGCTTTCGGATGCCGAATACGAAAGGCTCATTGCCGATCTCGGCACGGCAGAAGCTGCCCGTGTCATAGCTTATGTGGATGAATCGGCGGCAGCGACAAAAAACAAAAACAAATGGCGGGATTGGAACCTTGTTTTGCGCAAGGCTGCCCGCGAAGGCTGGGGGAAGCGGGAAACGAAGCCCCAGCGCAAAGGACAAGCAGCCAACCACCCTACGCGAACCTACGCTGAAATTAACAGCATTGGGTCGCGGGACCTGTTGGAGGACACATGAAATACACCATCCCCGCAATACCTCCGAGTTTGAACCAATTCGCAGGGCGCGAGAACACATGGGAATACCGACGCGTGAAAGCCGAGTGGATACAGCTCGTCGACGCTTATTGCCGCCCGCGCCTGGAGGCGCCGTATGAAAAGGCCGTTGTGACGCTGGAATACCACTTCGGAGACGTGCGCCGGCGTGATCCTGACAACTATATCAAGCTTTTGATGGACGGTCTAGTTAAAGCAAAGGTCATCAAGGACGATTGCTTTGACTGCGTAGAGTTGCGGCTCCGTCAGGGGAAAACCGACAGGATACATCCTCATGTGGTGGTGGAGGTTGAGGATGCATAAGACCATCGAAGCCGAATTAAAAGAGCAGCCTTGGACGGTGGGGTGTCGCCACAAAGTAGCAACAGTCCCGGTGCCTCATCAGCTGCTCTTGAAGCAGTATATCAGATATTCAAAGAAGGTAGCAAGCGAGCGCTTGGACGAGATTTATAGGTAATGGGCCTTATATAGGTCGAAAGGGCGGGAATAACTGTATGACGCTTCATCAGCTTGAACAATATAGGGACCTGCGGAAGGAGCTAGAGCAGCTGAAGCGGCAAATCGACGAGCTATCGAAGAAACGCATCGCAACAGCGACCGACGTTGTTCAGGCGTCGCTAGAGGAGTTCCCGTATACTCAGCATACCGTAGTGGTTACTGGCACGAAAGCACGGGCGGCCAAGAACAAGGAGCGGCTGTTACGCATTTATCGGCGCCGCCGCGTCAAGCTCGAAAAAGATCAGTTGGAAGTCGAGCAGTGGATCGCCGCGCTCGAGGACAGCAAGCTGCGCCAGATCGTCACGCTGCGTTATGTGCAGGGCGCATCCTGGCGTCGAGTCGGGTCAGAAGTGTACGGTTCCGCGCTGTCAGAAAGTGCAGCCCGAATGAAGGTGGAAAGATTTTTCTCCTGATTTCCAAAATGTGCGTTTTGTGCGTTTTTTGTGTTGTATAATCGTATCATGCCCAAGTGTATAGGCTCCCTTCATTGGGGAGCCTTCGTTGTTTGATTTGGTTCACCGTATTCTCGGCGCATGGCCGCGCCGGTGATAACCCATTGCTTACCGAATAGTTTGGCATCAGTGTCCTCGGCGAATTTTCCGCGCCGGATGGCGTGACGAAGAGTACTGTCCTCTTTTCCCCACGTTTGCGCGGCATCCGCGAGAGAATAGAGATCGTCGAACGGGTTACTTGTCATTTTGTTACCGCCTTTCTATGGTTAAGCATACCACGATAGCGTGATGTTGTCGACGAGTAATTGCATAAAAGTTATGAGAAATAGCGCCTTTCATAGGACGTTTGTTTCATGTGGACGGATGGAGCGGAGGAAAGCGCCGCACAGATATGCGCAGGCGGAGGCGCGTGGCGCATTGCATTATGCAGGTATTGAGGTGGTGAGGATTGCCCAGACAGCGGAACCCGGATCGGGAAAGAGCACGGGCTTTATGGGAAGCGAACAAAGCGCGCTCTTTGACGTCGATTGCCGCGGAGATGGGGCTCCCGGAGGTTCGTATCCGAAAGTGGAAGTGTGAGGATAAATGGGAAAACACGGGAAACAGAACGTTCCGATACGAGGAAAAGGAACGTTCCGAATCAAAGGAACTTGATTTGAAGCTCTCTGCTATGGTCGAGGAGAACGAAGGACTCAACGATAAACAGAAGCTTTTTTGCTTGCTATATGTGAAGTCCTTCAATGCGACTCGGTCGTATCAGAGGGCATATGGATGCAGTTATGAAACGGCGCTGACAAAGGGTCCGGCTCTACTCAAGAATCCGAAAGCCCAAGACGAGATCCAGCGCTTGAAAACAGAGCGCAACCTCGCGCTTATGGCCGATGTTAACGATCTGGTTGAGTTGCACATTCTTATCGCTTTCGGCGATATCACGGATTTCGTGGAGTTCGGGCGTAAAGAAGTACCCGTGATGGGATCATTCGGCCCGGTAGAGATTGATGATCCAGAGACCGGCGAAAAGGTACCGCTAATGAAAGAGGTCAACGACATGCGTTTCCGCGAGAGTACGGAGATCGATGGACGGCTGATCTCAAAGGTTAAAGTAGGTAAGGATGGGGCTAGCATCGAAATAGAAGGCCGCGAAAAGTCCCGGGCATTCCTCGAGCGCTGGTTTGAAGCAAACCCGATGGACAAGCACAAGAAGGCGTATGACAACGCGCGGCTTGAGATAGAGAGGAAACGGACTGAGCCGGAAAAACCGGATAACGAGGTTGTGTATCGGTTCGACGATCCGCGGGAAGACGAGATTTCGGAGTAACCCATGATTGTGACTTTAGGTGAAACCCCGAACCCGCGGCAACGCGAGTTTTTTTTGAGCCGGGCTCGCCATACAGCATATGGTGGCGCGCGTGGCGGTGGGAAAAGCTGGGCCATGCGTACGAAGTTTGTTATGCTCGCTTCCCGTTATCCAGACCTGCGTCTGTTGCTTCTGCGTCGGACCCTGCCAGAGCTGAAGGAAAACCATGTTGTGCCGCTTCTGATCTTGTTAAAGGGTGTCGCTAAGTACAACACGAGCGACAAGGTTTTTCTATTTCCGAACGGCTCCCGGATTAAACTGGGATATTGCGACGCGGAGAATGATATTTACCAGTATCAGGGGCAGGAGTATGACGTGATCGGCCTCGAGGAAGCCACACATTTCACAGAGAAGCAGGTGCAATTCATAGCGACATGTAACCGCTCTACCAGAGCGGATTTCAAGCCGCGGATGTACTATACCTGTAACCCAGGTAACGTAGGTCACGCCTGGGTGAAGCGGCTGTTTATCGACCGCGTATATAAGGATGATGAGCGCCCAGAGGATTATGTTTTTATTCAAGCTAAAGTCTACGACAACGCTGTGCTTATGCGCAACAATGCCGAATATCTGACCGTCTTGAAAAATCTTCCCGAGAAGATGCGCCGTGCTCACCTGGAAGGGGACTGGGACGCGCTCGAGGGCCAATACTTCGAAGAATTTGACCGCAAAAAGCATGTTATTGCACCGTTTGAGCTACCGAAGCATTGGCGGCGCTTTCGCTCGATAGACTGGGGCTATAACGACCCCTGCGCGGTGCTGTGGCACGCTTGCGATGAAGACGGCCATGTTTACACCTATCGCGAGCTGTATGTGCGGCAGATGTACGCCGTGGACGCAGCGAAGGAGATCGTTCGGTTATCGGAGGGAGAGAAGATCTCGTACACTGTCGCGTCGCCCGATATGTGGCAGAAGCGCGGGCATAAGGACATCGAGGGTGAGAGCATTGCGGATACCTTTGCACACAATGGCGTTCCGTTGATCCAGGCGGATAACTCGCGCGTGATCGGCTGGCAGCGATGCCGGGAGTATATGGATGACGCGCCGGATGGCGTGCCATGGTGGAGAGTTACTGATAACTGTAAAAACCTTATCCGTGCGCTGCCGGAAATGATCTACGACGATCACAATGCGGAAGACGTGGCGGATGGCCTCGAGGATCATGCACCGGAATCTCTACGTTATGCGCTCATGAGCAGACCGGCTAAAACGCGGGTGCCGAAGCAACAGAAACCCAAACCTTACGACCCGCTTTCCATGCCGGAGAAGCAAGGAAGCGGGTTCATCAATTTGTAAGGAGGCGGCATGAAAATATTCGGGAAAATCAAGGAGAAAAGGGCTATGAAACAGGAAATGAACAAAAACAAAGCTTTCGTGGATCACGTATACGCCATGTTTTCAGAGTACCGCTCCGCTTACTCCGCCGAGTGGGAGAGGCTAAAAGTCTGCGAACACATGTACAGGGGTGAGCATTGGTATGATACGCCGAAAAAAGAAACGAACGAACCGCAGCCCGTGACGCCTATCATACAATCAACCATCGAAAATGTACATGCCGACCTCATGGACAACATCCCCGAGGCGATCATACAACCGGAGAACCCGGAAGATGCCGGCGTTGCAAAGGTGTTGGACGCGCTCATCAAGCAGAACCATGACGCGGCATCATACGCTCGCGAATACTGGATGCTGGCACATGATCTTCTGACCGGCGGGTATATGGTGCAGGAGGTCGGGTACGATACGACGCTCAATCGGGGGATCGGGGGGGCGTTCATCCGGCATGTGGATGCGCGGAACATCATGTTCGACCCGCTCGTCGTGAATATGAAGGATTCTCGCGCGGTGATGAAATTCGCAGCGAAGCCTATCAAATGGATGGATGAACACTATCCCAAGCACGCGGGCGAGTTCAAACCGGACACCTATGCAAGCGACGCACCGAAAGATAGTTCGATTATGCGTGACGACCTCAAAAACGTGCTAATGATCGAATACTGGTGGCGAGAATTCGACGCGCAGACTAACCGATACAAGGTGCACATGGCAAAGGTGGGCGGGGGATGGCTCTTGGAGGACAGCCGCGATCAAAAGCCTGAAGGCTACTACGCGCATGGCGAATACCCTTTCGTGATAACCCCGCTTTTTGTCCGCAAAGGCTCCTGCCTCGGTTATGGCTTCGTAGATATGTTCATTGAGCAGCAGCGGTATTCGGATAAGCTCGATCAGATCGTTATGAAAAACGCGCTCATGGCATCACGCAATAAACTGCTTATACAGAGCGGCGCGGCAGACGTTGGCGATTTTCGCGATTGGTCGAAAGAGGTTCATGAGGTCGAAAACCTCAACGGGATCAAGTGGTTTTCCACCCCTCCGCTTCCGGCGTACATCATACAGTACATCGAAAGTATCCGGCAGAGCATCAAGGAGGAGAGCGGCGCCAATGAGTTTTCACGGGGAAATACGGCATCCGGCGTTACGGCGGCTTCGGCGATCGCTGCATTGCAGGAAATGTCAAGCAAGAGAAGCCGCACGGCGGCCAGGCAGATGCATGAAGCGTTTAAGGATGCCACGCGCATGGAAATCGAGGTCGAGCGCGAATACAACGTGCTTCCGCGCGAAGTGGTGATTACCGAGGACGGGCGGCAGGAGAAGGCTACCTTCGAAAGCTCGATGATGCAGCGCGAAACGGTGCTCGGAAACGTTGTGCCCATGGAGTTTTATGTTTCCATTAAGGTTCAGAAGGAAAACCGCTGGTCGATCATGTCCCACAACGAGCTTATCATCCAAATGGTACAACTCGGAGTGATCCAGCCTGCGCAGGCCCTTGAACTCATGCAGTTCGAAGGCCGCGAAGCGGTGCTTGCGAAGATGCAGAAAATGCAGCAGCAAATGTCTACACAGCTTTCCCCGGATCAACAGCAGCAGGCGGCGCAGGCCGGGATAGCGCAGCAGCTTGAACAGATTCCAGCGCCGGAGATGGCGTTAGGATAAATTGGCGACGACTGCCATGAAGGTCGATATGAGCGCTTCGGCGCTCATTTTTATGGAGAAAACCATGGAAGAGATCATGGAACCGGTCAACATTGCCCAGGGCGAGACGATAGAATCGCCTGCGGCGGCTCCTGATGACGGGGAGCAGCGAATCAGCGCAGCGGAGCTCTTGGGGCTCGCGCCGAAAACACCCGACCAAACACCCGCCGAACCGCCCGCAAAAACGGTCGAAGAAAAACCGGCGGTCGACGCGCCGAAGCCGGGAGACGGGCAGGGAAAAGTTGGACACGCCTTTGCGGAGCAGCGCAAGGCATACGAACAAAAGCTTGCGAGCGACCCGCTCCGCATCCTCGGCCAAAAGGTCGTGGGTGACATCATGCGCTCGCAGCCGAATGTAAGCGAAGCCGACGCGATCCGTATCGCTGAGGACAATCTCATGCAGGCGATTGCGACGCGGGAGAACATCACGCCGAACGTAGCGCGCGCGATTTATGGGCAAGCGGTGCAAGCCGCCGTACAACCCACGCAAGAACCCGCCGCACCTGACGTGAACGCGAAAGCGGCTCAGATCGCGGAAGAACTCACCACAATGGAGCTTCCTGTCGGGTTCAGCCTCGAAACGGCCAAAGACGACCCGGCATTTATGCGGCTCCTATGGGACATGCCTGCGGCGGCAGCCGTAAGGGTGTATCACGCCGAGCAATCGGCAAAGAACGCACAAGCAAGGGCCGCGAAGGACATATCCGAAAAATTGCAAGCCCGCCAGCAGATCCCCCAACCGTTGGCGAAGGAACAGCCCGTCATGCCTGATGTAAACCTTAACGCAATGAGCGACGAGGATGTCCTTGCCGCAAGGCGGCAGCGCCAGGAGGCGCGTTACAGGGGGTAATTCAACAAAAGAGGAGTGAAAGACAGTGGCTATCAACACCACAACCAGCACCGCTGAAACAGCGACTTATCTCAATAAAACCTATATCGACCGCGACCTTCTGGCTTTCGCGCGCACGAAGTTCGTGCATGCGAAGTTCGGCCAGAAGCGCCCGATTCCCAAGAACAACGGAAAGCGCGTAGAATTCCGCAGATGGAACCTGTTTGATCCTGCCCTGGCTACGGGCGGCCTGACCGAAGGTGTGACCCCGACCGGAATGGAACTCGGACAGACCCACGTCGAAGCCGAGGTGAAGCAGTACGGTGCGTTCGTGGAGATCAGCGATCTTCTCGACATGACCGCCGTGGACGACGCCATGGACGACAGCGTGGAGCTCCTGGGCGAACAGCTCGGAACTGTGCTCGAGTGGGCGACGCGCGACGTCATGGCAGCGGGAACGAACGTGCAGTTCGCAGGCGGCAACACCGCGCGTATTGCACTCGAAGCAACCGACAAACTGACCACGACCGAAATCCGGAAAGCCGTCAGGACGCTCAAAAAGGCAAAGGCACGCATGTTCAACGGTACCGAATACGGCGGGAAGTCCCGCCGCCCGCATTTCATCTGCATCTGCGGCCCCGACGCAACTTACGACCTTCAGGACGATACCCTGTGGCAGGATGTATCCAAATACTCTAACGCCGAGCAGATTTATGCCGGCGAGCTGGGGCGCATGTTCGGCGTCGTGTTTGTGGAGAGCACCGAGGCAAAGAGCTTCGCAGCCGGTTATATCGGCACGGTAAAGTCTTATGTTTCCGCGACAAAGACCGTGACGTTGGCGGGCATCCTTTCCGCAGCCGGTGAAGCTTATCTCAAATCTACCGGCGCGAAGATTTCCGTGGACGGGGCGGACTACGCTATTACCAGTGTGACCCGCAGCGAGGACGAGGATGAAAGCACCGTGGTTCTCGCGTCTGCTCCTGCATCCGATCCGGGAGCAGGGGATGTGGTATTCACCAAGGACGCCGGCGCGGCGGGCGTCGAAGTATTCGCAAGTCTTGTGTTCGGCAAGGATGCTTACGGCATCGTGGATATCGGCGGCACGGGCGGCATCAAGAGCATTATCAAGCCGTTCGGTTCGGGTGGCACGGAAGATCCGCTTGACCAGCGCGCGACCGTGGGCGCGAAAGTGCCCGCGTATGCGGTTGCGATTCTCAACCAGGCGTGGCTTGTACGCATCGAGCACGGCGCCACGGCGTAACAGAAAACAACATAAAAGAAGGAGGGGCGGATTACTGCCCCTCCTTTTATTCATGAAGGAGGATGAACAACGTGGAACAGAAGACCGAGCGCGATTATGACAGAATGTGCGATGCTGTGACCAACGATACGAAAAAAGCGTTGGCCGCGCAGCCGAAAGTGAATATCACCATCATCAGCGATGCGCCATTTTGGGAAGGCATGATAAACGGCCACGGCATTATGATTCGCACAAACGAATCCGTGAGTGTGCCGCGGGATGTGGCGGTGCTCATCGAGAGTAACGCTAAGATCATTCGGGAATCCGAAAAGAAACTTGAACCGTACAGGAAGGGTAGCGGCAAAAAAGTCGCGGAAATGTGAGGGAGCCATGACGCGCAACGACATTATCGTATCTGCACTTGCCCAGCTCGGCAGGGGGCAGGACGCGCAAAGCATAGATACCTATGCGGATAAGCTGGCCGGTTATGCCAACGACGCGATTCTTGATTTGGCAGCGGTATATAAGCCTGTGCGTATGGATTCCGTCGTTGCTTCAGATGGGACGATTAACCTTTCTACTCTGCCGCGAAACTGTGTAAAAATCCTGAAAATTACGCAGGATGGCAAAGTAATAACGTTCAACGCGGGCACAGGATCCGGCGAAGTGACAGTGGGCGTGAACGGCGATGTGAGTATCACATACCAGTTTGCGCCCATTCTTTTGCGTTCCACGACCGACAAGCCGGAGCTGCCCGAATATATGCATCCGTTGATCGTGAGCTATGTTGTGGCACGCGAACGCTCCGCAACGGACGCAAGCAATCAGCGAGGCGCGAACATTTACTACGAAATCTACGAAGCCGGAAAGCGCAGGATACGCCCGCATGTAGGGGAGCCGCACGCTTACAGCATTATGAATAAGTGGTGATGATATGTCTACCAAAATGTACACCATATCCGAATTTCGGGGCATCGACCAGAGCAAGAGCGAAAACGGCCTGAACCCTGCATATAGCCCCGACGCATGCAACATGGACACAGAAAACGGCGATCTTGCCGTCGCAAAAGGGTTTGTGAAGCATATCCCGATTCAATTCTCCGACCCGGGAGATCATGGGATGGCTAGTATCAAAATATACGCGTGGAAAACGAAAAGCGGAACGGTCTATGTTATGGGATTCGACGCGATGCATGGGGCTTCGGTGCTGACGAAATTCCACGGAATAGCTTGCCATGTCAACACCAACTCGTCAGATTGGCTTGGTGGTACTTCGTGGAATTTCACGGATGAAAACGCCTATGCGGACTGGCATTTTCGTGAGGTGACGATCGGAGAGATTGATTACTTGCTTATTGCCAGCGGGGACGGGCCGATTGTCAAAATGGTATACGGAGGCCTCACGGGCAGTTTTGGCAGCGGTGAATATATCTACCAAAGCACCGTAACCGCATACGCCGATCGGGTCGTAACGCTCGACGGGGCGATTAACCAGAACACGGAAAACCGCCTTATGCAGGCCGGGATTTATATCAACGACGTTTATCACGCCGTGGAATCGGTCAACAAAACCGCAAAGACGGTGACGCTCAAGGAAGCGCCTTCCAACGCGCCGACTGCCGGGCAGACCGTGAAAGTAACGGGCGGCCTTTCCGATGCTCCCGTGCGCTTCATTGAAATGCACTACGGGCGGCTCTTTGCGGCAGGCGATAAGCGGTATCCCGTACGGCTTTACTGGTCGCAGGTTCCCGGAGATTACCGGAGTATCGAAGATTGGACGGCGGACGACGCTTCCGAAAACACGGGCGGCGGATACGTCGAAGTTGGGAGCAGCAGCGATCCGATTGTCGGCCTGTGCGCGTTGTCAAACCAGCTCTTGATATTCAAGCGCGATTCACTGTATAGGCTCCTCGGTGACCGCCCGAGCAATTACCGGATTGTCCAGGTCAACGCAGAGATTGAAGAAACAACAAACGATTCCATAATCCTTTACGGCGATACGCCCATATGGATGACCAAAGCAGGCCTGTACTTCTTCGACGGGCAAACCGCGCGGCCCATGGGTAATGCGAGGCAGATTAAAACATTCCTTGAAGGTGTTAGTCTGAAACGATGCAAGGGCTGTGAAAACCGGGACAAGCTCTACTTCACCGCACGAGAAGGTGACGACAGCAGAGGAGACGCGGATAATGTGCTTGTCGTGTACGATGTAGTGAACAAAACTTACATGATACGCCGAGGCTTCGATGTATCTGACCTTTATTCCAGAGCCGGAACGCTCTATATGATGAACCCGAACGGGTACTTCTACCGCATGGAAGAAGGCGACACCTACGACGGCGATCCCATAGAAGCGTATTGGAAAACGCCTCTTTCCGATCTGAACGGGAAATACGAAGAAAAAAACCTTGTGAGGATGTACCTTCGTGGAATATCCGAAAATGATGCTGCTCTTTTGGTCGAGAGCCGGACTGGGCGGCACACCATAACCTCGCGAATATTACTGTCCGAGGATGAACATGAGGTGGCCGAGATACCTCTTCGGGGCCAGGGACGGACGGTGACATTCAGGTTCTCTAACGAGGCGGGCGGTCGCTGGACAATCAAGGGCGGTGTGCAGACCGAATTTTCGGTGACAGGGAGGCCTTAACATGGCGAACGAATTGCAAACACAACTTCCCGTATATCTACCTAAGTCAAAGCGCGACGAAGATGCAGAGGAATACGATACAAGCGTTTCCCAAAACGAAAACGCATTGAATCAGAATTTCAACACGCTATTTAACGCCTATGCCGAACTGTTATCGGCTCACAACGATCTTCTTTCCCGCATAACTACTCTAGAAGCAAAATAAAAAACCGGAAACTGTTTTTAGCTGCCGGTTTTCCATTCGTGCGCATGTCGCCGAGTGACGTGACAAACAGCGATAAGGTATTTCAATCCACGCGCGCACGTAGCACGCGACGGTTACTGTATAAATTATACCATTTTAAGGAGATACAGCAATGGCAAGTTACTATCTTCCGGGCTATACACCACCGTCCGACATTAGCAACGCGGAACAGGTCAAGGCTCTGCAACAGAAGCTTGGCGTTAAGACAGACGGCATGTGGGGGCCTCAGACGCAGGCGGCATATGATAAGGCCAACGGTTCCTCGGTGCCGTCCGAGTTTTCTTCTATGTTTGATGATCTTTACTCTATGATCGGCGCGTATATGCCGTCGATCAGTTATGCCCCGACAGACGAGGCGACGATTAAGAATAACATCGCTTCGTACCTTCGCCCGGCGGTGGATCAGGCAATCGTCAACCGCGGGAAGCAAACGGTCACGAACAAGGCCAACATCGACGCGGACGCGGCGGCGCGGGGCATGGGTGCAAGCACATGGGTAACCGACGTGAAGAACCGCCAGCAGAACTACGAAGCTTCGGACGTGGCGACGATGGAATCCAATTATAGCGCAACGCTCGCGCAGCAGATCGCGGCGGCGCTCGCACAGGAGAAGCAAAACCAACTCACAGCCCAGCAATACAACGCGGCCATGCAGAATAACGCGCTTTCTCAGGCGCTTTCGCTGGCGGGCAGTTTCTACGCGCAGAACAAGGCAAGTTCTGGCGGTGGTGGTATAGACTGGGCGGCGCAACTCGCGGCATTGTTGGCTAGTATCCAAGACCTAAAGCCTAAGGTCAAGCCGGATCTGCCGCCCCTCAATAAAAAGAACGTTCCGTATATTGGCGGCGCAAGTGGTAAAAATCTCTTGTCGGTTCCGGGGGTTAAGTAACTACAAAGGAGATATGATATGGCGGACGCAAAAAGAGATTTTATTGAAGCTTTTCAAGGTTTTGATGATTGGCGGAAAAACGGAAAAACTCCATCAGCCACAGCAGCGTATAGCTCCGCCGAAATAAGTGCTCTATATAAGAATTTCTATAATTATGTCAAGAGCGGAACAGGAAAATTAAGACGTGACGGTGACAAGTTCACCTTTGCTTCTGAAACCCCTGCCATCGATTTGTCCGGTCTTGACCAGAACGTTTTGGATCGCGTGAAGTCGAATTATCAGTCCGGATGGGCTGACGCTTATAATGTACTCGATCAGATCGATACGGCGCGTAAGGCCGCCGGGTATATGCCTGTTTCGTATGCATCCAAATATACCGATAGCGATATCGATCTTTATCTTCTTTCGCAAGGACTCCCTTCGTACTCGCAGTTTTCAAAATACTATTACGACGCGCAGGGCGCGCTTGCCACGGAAGCGAAGCAGAAGGAGTACACCGACGCGGTTCTTTCCGCATGGAAGGGAGTTGACGCGTACTCGGGCGCGCTCGATGAGGAAAAGCTGAAAGCCACACAGGAAGCCGTGGCAGGAAAGTATACCGAGGACTACACAAAAGGCGTAACATATGATGACCTTCTGAAAAAGTATGCCGCCGAGCGTCAGGCTTATGCTGCCGCCCGTTCCGGCTGGGAGCATCAGCGCATCGCGAGGGGACAGCAGAAGGAATACGAGCAATATCAGGCGCAGCTTGCAGAGTTGGAAGCGAAAAAACAGCGGGAAGCAGCGGCACAGGCCGCGTTTATCGCCAAGAGTAGTGAAGGACACAGAAACTTCGGCGATAACTGGACAAGGTATGTTGAACTTTCGCAGAAGGATACGCTTACTGGGGACGAAAAGCGCGAAGCAAAAGCCGCTCTTAAGGCAATGCAGGGTAAGTATTCCGTGGTGGATCAGGGCGATGTTTTTTATACGAATATGCCGGCTGAAATCCAGAATGTTTATATTAATCTTCAAAATAAATCGAATTGGGGCGCGGGCTTTGGGGCCGGTTTTGCGGAGGCCTTTGGAATCGATTGGCTCATGGATAAGGGTTTCGACCTTGCCGCAAAGGGAACAAGGACAGAAGCGAGCAAAAGCATTCAGGAGCAATTCGCCGAGATAAAGACCGCGAACGAAGGAGCATACGCTGCCGGAAATGTAACAGGTGATCTTACTTCTTTGCTTATGATGGGCGATGCCATAGGGGGCGGTATAGCGGCGCTGCAAGAAGCGATTCCGTGGCTTTCTAAAGTGGCCCCGGCCCTACAGAAAGTGATTATTAACAGCCTTACATTCGGCGCGCAGGGAGCGTATCAGGGAATGACTAATACCGTAACGCGCGATGAGTGGAACCAGCTCGAACAGGCGAAGAAGGATTATTACCTTGAACAGGGCTATATGTACGAGCCTATTGAATACAGCGCGTGGGATCAGGTAAGCAACGTGCTAAAACAGGCGGGCATAAACACCGTTGGCGGCGCAGCGGGGAGCATCGCGGGAATCGTTGTAGGCGATCTCGGAAAATCCATCCTTGTCAAGTATGGCTTACAGACGCCGTTCGCGGAAGCCTTGCGGCAGACGCTTTCCGGAACCGCTTTTGCCGCTGGGAGAATCACATCAACTTATTGGCTGTATCCCGAAGGAAGCCGCCCGTCGAAAGAGCAAATTGCACAGGATATCGCGGTTTCGTTCCTGTTTTCGGCGATTACCTCGGCGGTGAATACTGCGCAGGTCACAAAGCAGAATAAAGCTTATCTTGAAAACGCGGTCGAACAAATGCGCCGCGATTATCAGGCAACGTTGAATGAAAACATGACCCCCGCTCAAAGGGCTGCTGCTCTTGAAAAGATTCTCGAATACAATAAAACCATCCGTGGCGCGATCTCGCAGCACTATTATGCGGGTCAGCAATCGTTTATAAACGAAGTCCTCCAAGGACTAGATGCCGTTGATGAGCAGATCAGGATGATAAAAAGCGGGTTAGCGGGGGGAACCGGGGCTTATTCCGGAGATACATCCGGAATGCCCGCCGTTATGGGGGCGGCTTCTCCTGTGCAGCCCAACACCGCGCCAAACGTGGGCGGTTTGACGGGCGTGCCCACCGAACAAGTGGCACCGCAAAATGCCGCCATTCCCACTGCTGCACCCGGTATATCGGAAGCGGCGCAGGAAGCGATCGCGCAGGCGATTGCGCAGGGTGCACCCATGGAAGCGCTCGTGAACACGGAAACGCCCGCAGCGGCCCCGCTGACCCAGCAGCAGACCGCCCAAGTCGCGGAAGTTGTCGCGGCGGCGCAGAATATGGGTATGAACGAAGCCGCCGTACAAGCCGTTACAGAGGCATACGCGGCGGCGGTGCGCAGCGATCCGCAGGCGGCGATGAAGTTCCAAAACACCATCCAGACGGCCACAGCGCAGATTGCGGAAGTAAATGCCGATTTCAACATTGCCAAGATGGAACTTAAGGCCGACCTGCAGACTTCCTATGACGCCATGACCACGGCCATGCAAAAGGGCGACGAGGCGGCGTTCAATGCGGCAAAAGCAAAATACCTGCAAAAGGTTGAGATTGCCAACGCCAAGAACGGCGCAGCGAAGATCAAGACGGAAAACAGGCTCAAAGGTCTGCGAAACGGCGTTGTAGAGGCCGCGCAGACCTTGAAAATCCAGCAGGAACAAAGTATAATCAAGCAAAGCGAAGCCGCGCAGAGCGGCGTACAGCGAAGTGCACAGGCCATCCGAACGACCGCAGGAGGAATAAACGTTGGAAGGACGGAAAATCAGGGAAATCGGCTCAGTATTGGCGAAAATTCCCCGGACGGGCGAGAAGCGGCCTCTGTCGCCGGAAGAACAGGGACTGAGAGATCTGTTTCAACTGGACAAAGAAGCGCGGCAAGTGCTCTCGGAGTACGAGGAACTAACCAAGAAGCAGGAGGGATAAACGGTGGAAGAAAAACAGGGAATCCGGCTGATACAACCGATATTGGGAAAGATTCCACGCACGGGCGAGAAACGGCCTCTGTCGGTGGAAGCGCAAGGCTTGCGCGACCTGATGCAACTCAACCGGGACGCGAAGCAAGCACTGAAAGAATACAACGAAGCGATAGCGGAAACGAAGGCCGAGAGGGGGAGTTAAGCCATGGAAGAGAAGCAGGAACTGCACTACGCGCGCCCGGTGGGCAGACCGACCGGGGAGCCCTCGACTTGCCCCTACGCGAAAGCGATGCGAGAGTGGGCGCAGATCAACAAAGACGCCAAACGAGCCAAGAAAGAGTACGAGGAGGCAGTAGCCGAAACGAAGGCCGAGAGGGGGAGTTAAGCCATGGAAGAGAAGCAGGATATCCGTCCGATACGGCCGGTGTTGGCAGTGGATCGCAACGCACCGCAGGGGCCTTACGAGAAGAAACTGCACGAACTGGTTCAATTGAACAGGGACGCCAAAAAGGCCAAGAGGGAGTACGAAGAAGCGATAGCCGAAACGAAGCACAAGAAGTAAGCCGCAAACAGGCCGATCGGGTCTTGAAACGATACATCGCTGACAAGCGCACTCCGGACGGCAAACAGGCAACGGCAAGGCTTGTGGACGAAGCGCCGCCCGAACTGACAGAGGCATTGGCAGATATAACAGACATCGCGGGAATCAACGCCCTCGATGTTTTTTTGTACGAATCGGACGATGTGTTCAGCGAGGGGTTCACGGACGGGCAAAGAATCTTTGTGAATCTCAATAGCGCCGACCCCATACATGTGGCTGCTCATGAAACCGCCCACAACATCCCCGAGATCAATGCCGCGGGACAAAAGGTCATTGAGGCGTTCAGCAATCGGGGCGAGGATATCGTGAGCGAATATGCCGCCTATCGTTCGGAGCGCATCTCTTCGCCAGACGAAGGGCATGTTGACTTGTCACGCGAACTCATCGCGGATATGTATGGTGCTTGGTGGAGCACGAATAAAGGTGGAGCTGTGCGCCCGTTCGGAGTAAACGCGGATATAAAAAACGACTTCCAGCGTGCCTTCTGGCAAGCCCTCGTAAACCGCGGTGCGTTCTATACAGAAGCCGTAAAGGACACAACGGCTATAACGGACAACCTGAAAGCAACGGGCGATCCGGAGTATTCGCGGACGGCGGCTGTTTTATTTCCTGCGGAGCGTTGGAAGGGCGAGCGGGTAGATGCTACGGTAATTAATCCAACTACGATATATACCGCCCAAGGCATACCGACCATGCAGAGAGAAGCGGACGCCTTTTTAAAAAGCGGGACGCGAAATGAAACCGTGACGATTGCGGAGCTTAACATGCCGGTAATCTTGGACTATAAGCAAGGCATGCGCAAAGTCATCTATCAAAGGCATGGCGATGCGCAGCACCAAACGTTACTTCTGCGTATTCTTCCGCAATACAAACAAATTCTTGAAGCATCAAAGTATCTCGGAAGGGCTGTATCGGGGAAGGAAAAGTCGGAGAACAGCGAATTTACATACCTAGTAAACCTCATTAAATACGATGGAGGGTATTACGCAGTAAAGACCACGCTGAAACTGTCTCTCAACGATACGGTTGACCGGATGCATGGCTATGCTGTTGATGACGTGGATGTGAGCAAAATAGATCACCACCCGCTGTCAACAAAGCAAGCTTTGCTGAACTCGCCGACGCAGAACGCGTCAGGTGGTGCGGGTGGTGTAGATAGTATTAGTATATTCGACCTTTTCAAATCTGTCAATATGGGGCCGTATGCCAAAAATCTACAAACACCCCGGTGGACGGACAATAAGGTCGAGTATTCGCGGGTGGGTGGGCGCGAAGTAAGTCGAGAAGAAGCAAAAACTCTACCTATTACCGACGAGGATAATCTTAGACGGTATCATCAAGAAATAGATGGTGTTTTCGATGGCTCGTTACCATCGGGCCAGATGGTTATTCTCGGCAAGACCCCGGGAATTCTGATTGAAAATGGTTTTCCTGACCGTACACTTTACATGGAACAATCAACGGCAAGGAAAATTGCCTATCCATTAAGCTATTTTAATGGGAAGCATAACCTTGGAATGTCGGTGTTAAAGCAATTACCATTCCAGATAGACGATCCGGTTGCAATTATGGATAATCCACAGCCAAACAAGGGGGGATATAAGAGTTATATAGTAGTAACTGAATGGAAAGATCAAAGCGGTAAACCAATAATTATTCCATTCCATCTTAATGTTCAGGGTGCTATTGAGATGGAAACCAGAGTTGTCTCTGTTTTTCAGGCCGATTATTTTAAAGGCCTTCTTGCAAAGGCTGGAGGCACGCGGTATACCAGAAAAAATGAAGACATCATGCAGCTTCTTTCCAACGGGAAGTCATTTCCCGAGGCGAGCACTGACGACATCTTCATAACTAATATACTCAATTCCACTGGAAATAGCAACAAAAAAAATAAGGACGATCATCAGATCCTGGTCAGCGGGAAACAATTACCCGAGGTGGATTCTAACGAAATCCTTATCGGAAACGGCGGGACTTTACATGCCCACCTAAATCCTAATAAAAGTATATTCGAAGCCGCTGAAGAAAGCAACAAAAATAATGAGGACATCAGGCAGCTTCTTTCCAACGGGAAACAATTACCCGAGGCGAGTGCTGATGACGTCCTTATAACTAGCGTACTCGATTCCACCGAAAATAGCAACGAAAATATTGAACACTCGCGTATTTCCTTTGATATTGGCGAGGGCATCGAAGTTAGTTATCCCATGCCGGCCATTCATCAGAAAAAAGATGGGACCTATTACGTAGATACCACCATTGACGGAGAGAAGCAACGCCTCACGGGAAGCGACCGTGCGGAGCTTGAGAAGCAAGTTCAAACGCTAAAACAAGAACAGCGCATGAAAACGCTTGGTCGCGAGATCAAGCAACTGCGCGAGGTGCAGCGGTTATACCGCGAGCGTATTTCCGTGGCGGAGTATTACCAACAAGGCGGAGCAGATCACGAAGTCGCGCTGGCTTTGAGGGGTATGTACCTCGCCAACGGCTTCAACCAAGGCGGCATGATAAACTCTGTCGAACTCGATAAGCTGTTGGAAAATGTGAAGCTGTGGAACGAGCCATCCGTTATCGGAGAGGTCGGCAAGCAGCTCGCCCTTACGTTTTCGTTCCCCGCCCGGATATGGGAAGATGTTGCGAATTGGCGGGATACGAAAACATCGGAGGGTCGCGCAGGAAACTACCTCGAGGGTAACCGCTTGCGGGACACCTATTTGGGGTATTTGAAAGACCAAGGTGCAGCCGCCACGCTGTGGGAGAACGCCGAGACAGCAAAGGTGCTAGAAGCGTTTGACGGGAAGCAAAGCACCTCCACGTTAGCACAAATGCTTGGCGAGGGCATCATAGCCGAAAAAGACGCGGCAAACGCCATTTATGGCAAAAAGAACATGGTCGTTAAAACCGAAAACGGCGTGTTCTTGTTCGACAAACGTGGGCAGCTTGTGGCGCTCTCCTCGGGCAACGAACTGCTCATGTTCGATTCGAAGTACCGCGCGCAGCAGCGCAAGGCGGAGATCGCGGCGGCAAAGGAGGCCTCAAAGAGAAAGCGCGGACAGCCCAACGAGGAATACTACAAGGGTATCCGCGAGGCGTACCTTAGCGCGCTCAACAACGCAAAGCCTACCTCTACGCAGGGCAACCTAATCATCCAGCAACGTGGGAACGTTACGACGGTTTACGCCGGTATGAACGCTCTCGCGGTGATCGAGGACGGTCAAAAGCCGAATATGGAGGATGTCAAGAAGCTTAAAGATGCGCTTGTGGACTTCTACGCCCGCGTGTTGCCGATGCAAAACGGCTCGCTTACGGAGAACGGCTATTCGCCCATCCCCATGCGGCAGGAGTACTTCCACCACATCGGGCGAGAGGCTTATGGGCCGCAGGACTTCATCGACATAATCAAGGGCGAGGCACAAAAACTTCCATCCTCTATCGCGGGGCTTACGGCGTCCTTCAGCCCCGGAAGACAGTTTGTTTCCCACATGCTTGAACGGATGGGGGATTTGACGGAATACGACGCGATACGGGGATTCAACCGCTACTTGCAAGGCGCGTCCTCCCTTATCTACATGACGCCCGTTATTCAACGGCATAGGCAGCTTGAAAAGTATCTGCGAGAAAACAGCGGAGGCAGCAAAAACAGCGCGCTTATAACGTGGCTGCACGACTATACGAACCAGCTTGCCAATAAAAAGCCCGATCTTGACCGCGCGCTTGAGGCCGCGGCAGGCAGAGAAATCTACACGATATCTGATAAGTTGACGGGCACGGTCGGCGGGGCCGCCGTTGCGGGAAACATATCGGTTGGATTGTCCAACCTGATATCGCTGTTCTCATCTGTACCGGGGTTGCAAGCAAAGCAAATCCCAATCGCTATACTGAACACGTTCCAGAATGGCATTTTCAAGAACGAAGACGGATTCACGGAAAAAATCCCGACTCTCGCACGCAGGCTGGAACAGAATGAGAAGATCATCATATCCAAGGTAGATAGGGTCAAACGTGGACTTGGGAATTTCCTTGGCTGGTGGTTTGAGGTAACCGACCGCATCGGTACAATAACCGTAGCGCGCGCGAAGTATGGCGAGCTTATGGAAAAAGGCTACACCCCGGAAGATGCCATACGCGAAACCGATGACTTCCTCGTGAAAATGTTTGCCGACAGAAACAAAGGCACGGTTCCGTTGATATTCACAGCAAGAGCCGCAAGACCGTGGATGCAGTTCATGCTTGAGGGCTGGAACCAGATGTTCCACTTCCGCGATCTCTCGCGGCAGGCAATCGGTGAACAAATCTACGCCATAGAGCAAAGAAACGGAGGGACAACAGAGGGCATAGACTGGGACGCGCCGGAGAAAAAAATCAAGGGAATGCCGCCAGAAACGATCTGGCGGGTGCTGCTTTACATGGTGCTGATGTTTGGATGGAACAAGTTTAAGCGTTGGCTTATCGGTGGTGGCGATCAGGCGTTCAGTCCCATCGACATTGCGATAAATATAGCCACAGCAGATGACGCAGGCGCAGCCATTTCCGATACGGTGGAGCAACTGCCTTTTGGTTCCGTGTGGAGCGGGGGGCGCACCCCCTTGGCGAGTAATGTAAGTGATCTGTGGAGATTCGTTACATCGCTCGCAGATAGCAAGAAAGATGTGGGCAGCCTTATGACCGAAGCGGCGTACATTGCTCTTGGCTTCTTCCCTTGGGGCGGCGGGCAAATCAAAAAAACGGCGTGGGGAGTAGACACGGTTTTTGTTAAGGGCGATTACTATGCGGACGATGGGCGGTTGAGATACCCGGCAGAGCCAGACTGGCATAACTACTTCAAAATCCTGCTCAATGGCCCGTCCTCCATCTTACCCAAGGGCTACAGCTATTCCAAAGATACACTGACGCAGTCCCAAACGGAGAAGTATCAAGCCGCCGTTGCGCAGGGTATCGACAAGATGGAAGCCTACTACCTGCTGAAAGACCTGGACGGAAACACCAACGCGGGCAAGCTCACCTCCATCGTGGGCCTTGATCGCGACAAGGACGGAAAGAGCGATCTCTCGCCGAGCGAAATGAACATCATGGCGGCGGTAATCGGGGTAAAGATACCCGAAGGCAAAACCGTGCCGCAACAGGCCCGGGCGCTGGCTAACGAGTACATCGAAAAAAAGCGCGCCGACGATGGCTTATCAGTCGAACAAAGAAAAGCCGCAGAAGCGTACTACGACACAATGCTAAGAATACTTGGCATGAAGAAGTAGGGCGCACAAAAAGCTCTTGACACGTACATGTTACGGCTATATAATGTACGCGTAAGGAGGTGATAGCGTGTCGCCGAAGAAGAAAGCCAATACCGAGAGGGTATCAACGTTTTTATCCCCAAGTGACCTAAACAAATTGGAGCATGAGGCAGCTATAAAGGGGACGACGGTGAGCGGAATTATCCGCATGATTATCCTCGAGTATTTGGCTCAAAAATAAAGGACGAGCAGCACCGACTAAAGTTCGCTCATCCTTTATTGCGTCAGAGGTTTCCCACTGATAAATTTATTATATCAGCTTGGGATTCCTCTATCAACTCAATTTTTGATGGAGGATTTTTGAATGAACGAGCTTATTAAGATCAACCTTGAGAGCGAGCGACCGACAGTGTTAGGACGCGATCTGCACGCGATGTTGGAAGTCTCGACCGCCTACAAGGACTGGTTCCCACGCATGTGTGAATACGGATTTACTGAGGGAACGGACTTTTGCTCATTTTTGAGCGAAAGTACGGGTGGCCGGCCAGCGCAAGATCATCAACTCACGCTTTCTATGGCGAAAGAACTGTGCATGCTCCAACGCACCGAAAAGGGTAAACAGGCCCGGCAATACTTCATCGCCGTAGAGGAAGCGTGGAACAAACCTGAGGCGGTTATGGCGCGCGCCCTTCAACTGGCAAGTCGTACCGTGCAGGCATTGAAGCAGGTCAACGCCGAACTGACCGTTCAGAACGCCATCATGGCTCCTAAAGCGGAATATTTCGATGAACTGGTCGAGAGGAATCTGTTGACGAACTTCCGGGAAACGGCCAAACAGCTACACGTTGCTCCAAAGCATTTTGTGGAATTCCTGCTGGAACACAAGTATGTATACAGGGACAAGCGCGGTAAGCTGCTTCCTTTCCAGCAACATGCGGACAATGGCCTGTTTGAGGTCAAAGAGTGCGTTAACGAAAAAACAGACTGGAGTGGTACTCAAACGCTGATTACGCCCAAAGGCCGCGAAACCTTCCGGTTGTTGATGGTAGCGTAGAAAGGAAGAAGAATATGCCAGCTGAGAGGGAATATCCATCCGTTGCATGTGAGGCCGCGCACCTGACGCAATTTATGAGCCCCGGTGACGCCGCCACCGCGAAGGCCATTTTCAGTCATTGTGTGAAGGGCTGGCCGGAGGATCGCGCCGCACAGGAGCGGACGCTCAACCTGATAATCCGTACGCTGTACATCGGCGGCTATATCGCAGGGATACGGCGCGAGCGGCGAACGAAACGCAAGGATTGATGTTATCGATCACAAAGCAAGGGCACCCTTCACGGGTGCTCTTGTTGCGTGGAACAAAAAAAGCCACCTTCTTGGCAACGTTCCAAGGCTCCAATTGCCCAGCGATGAGGCTAAGAGTGGCTTATATACGCAGTATATGCGGATTTGAGTCCTTTTGTCAAGCTGGGGGCGCTCCAAACGGGGCGCCCCTTTATTATGTATGGAGGTAAACCACATGGCCGTAGAAAAACGATTCTCGGTAGCGCTGGATGTGAAGCGCTCGGTAGGAAACCGAGACATAGAAGTCGTAGAAGGCGATAACGGCAATATCATCGACGTGACGCTGACGGACGGTGGACAGCCGGTTGAACTGACAGGATGCCGGGTATTGGCTGTGTTCTCGAAATCTAACGGCACATCCTCGCAGGATAGCGCGAAGGAGGACGGGGGAATCACCATAGATGGAAACCTTGTGAGCATCGCGCTATTCATATCGTCGTTCGCGCCCGGAATGGTGGAGTGCGAATTACAAATCTACTCCGACGCGACGCTCTCCACTCTTATTACCACCGCAAAGTTCAACTTCAAATGCCGTCGTGGCATCTTCAACGAGGATACCGCACAGGCAACTAATGAATACCCGATGCTTGTAGCGCTTATCAAACTGTGCGGTGAACTGGAAGCAGGACTAGCATACATCGGCGCGAACGAAGGCGCGCGCCAAACAGCCGAGATAGGCCGCCAAAGCGCGGAGTCGCTTCGATCGAACGCGGAGGCGACAAGAGTAACGGCGGAGAACGCACGAATCGCTGCCGCAAATGCGAGCGCTGCCGCAGAAGCCGCCCGTGTTATAGCGGAGAACGCGCGGGTTGCTGCCGAAGCTGCGAAAGTAGAAGCGGAAAATGGCAGGGGGACAGCGGAAGCCGCTCGTGTCGCCTCGGAAAATGCTCGGATCACTGCCGAAAATGCGCGCGTTGCCGCAGAAAGCGCCCGTGCGGCTGCGGAGATCGCAAGAGTTGCCGCCGAGGCTGCTCGCGTAGCGCTCATGGCCGCGCGTATGTTCATCGGAGCGTACAGCGCGGATGCTGCCTATGTTCCCGGTAACGAGGTTACCTATAACGGTTCGACCTATCGGAATACCACCGCTTGCACGGGCGTTCTCCCCACTGTAACTGATAACTGGATACTGGTTGCTCGCGCGGGCGATGGCGACATGTCGAAGGTGAATTATGATCCGCGAGGCAGAAATACCGATGCATTCCTTCTGGCAAACATGGACGAGGACGAGACGCATCGGATCGTTACCGATGAAGAAAAAGCGGCATGGGACGATCACATTCAGGAAACCGGCAATCCGCATGGTGCAACAGGCGCGGATATTTTGTTGACTGGATATGTAGACCCTGAATACCCGGGTGAATATCCCGGGGTCATATCCGCTGCCGATTCTATTAATGCTGCAATAGCTAAACTGCTTTACTATCTATGGGATAATGGCGCGATATTCAGCAAGCTCTATATAGGCGGGATAATTAAGGGGGACGGCTACGGGGAATTTGATTTAGCCGTTGCTGGAACGGATTACGCCACGCCCGGTCTGCTCGTTACCGGCCTTTCTCTCCCAACATCAGGTTATTCCGGCGAAGGGCCTTACACCATCAATATAACTGTAACGGGGGCGTCGACAGCATCAAATAAGCGTTATCTGCTCATTCCAGAATGGTCAAGCGAGGCAATGACCCGGATGTTTGAAAAGAATAATTGGAATCTCATTGATTACTATGAGATATCGGCGGCTAATACCCTTACGCTTACGCTCATTGAGCCGCCGGGCATGGCAGTTTCCTTCTCAGTCAAGGAGGTGGTCTAAAGTGGCAAAGGTAGGGATTGTAGGGCAATGCGCATCAGGAGATAGCGGCGGCGGGCTGAGTATTGTAACCTATAAGGCCATGCTTCCACTTACGTCGAGCGTGGAAACCGATCTTACGCTGCCCGACTTCACGCAAATTGTGCAGGTATGTTTCTATTTGGGCAGCGGGCTTCAATGGTCGTTTTTTACTGAGGATTATTTCGCATGGTTGAAGTCATACAGCGGGGCAGAGCAATCGCTTCCTGCGACACTTTATACAAATCCGTATCTAAGACTTGTATCCATCAACGGAAACGTCATTCGCTATGCCTCAAGCATAGACGGATATATAAGCGCAGTTGGTTATTTTGAAGAAGAATGATGGAGGTATTTTCATGGAGGCTCTTAAAAAATACACAGGCGTTATCCCTGATATTCCCGATCTGCGCGATTATTTTGTAACGACGGCGGCAGCACAGGAGTTCCCCATGCCTATCGTCCTGCCCATGTCGCGTGTGCTCGATCAAGGGAAGGCCGGACGATGCAATACAAAATGCGATCAATCCGGTGCTGAATTGAAGTTCAAGCGCAAGATGAGCGACAACCTTATGTATTCAGAGCTGGCAGGGAAGGCTCCGGGGACAAGCCCGCGCGGCTCTGCGCAGTTCATGATCGACGTGGGCATGCCAACGGACGACGACGATCCGTGCAATACGCTCGAAGTTCCGGAAGTGACGGAGTATATCCGCCCGAGGCGCGATAAGCTTATTGCAGCGGCGAAGCCTTACCGCTTTGAACGGTATGCGTTTCTCCATTCCGTGGCCGAGATCAAGGCTGTTATGTTGCAGGCCCAAAAGCTGGAAGGGCTGTATATTAAGTTCACTATGCCTTTCGACGATTCGAGGCCGGATCAGTTCGGTTTTTGGGATTTTAAGACCATTGTTCCGACGAAATATCACGAGGTTACGATTGCGGCGTGCGAAATGCACATGTGCAGGCATGGCATTTCCGAGTGCGTCAAAGTCAAAAACTCATGGGGCGAAGCGTGGGGGCAGAACGGCCTTGCGCTCGGTGGCGGCGGATGGAATGGCAAGGGCTATTTCTGGACGGATTGGGAAGGCGTTTTGCAGACCGATTCCGTCATGGCCGTGTGGCCGTTTGAGGACAAGCAGGACGTAGCGCCGGTCATTGATGGCGTTGTCGTTCACGCGAGCATCCGCCTGAAAGACCCGTACATGGAAAGCGAGGATGTGCGGTGGGTACAGCAACGTCTTAACGTTCACGGCTATAAGGTGGACACGGACGGCGTATTTGGCCCACTATCCGAAAAGGCTGTGCGCGCGTTCCAACTCGCCAAGGGCCTTACCGTGGATGGCGTTGTCGGCCCGATCACCTGGGCGGCGCTCGCAAAAGACCCGGCGCAGATCGATCCCCAGCCGGACAACGATCCGGATATCGTGGCGGCGCTCAAGGCGGACTTCCGCGCGCACCTGTACGATGCGGTAGGCGATCCCTATGTATGGGGCGGGCAGGGCCAGAAAACAATCACCGAAAGTATCATCAAGGCGAAAGAAACGTCCTCCAGCAACGCCCGACGCGCAATAGCTTTCTGGAAGAAACAGCAAGCCGCAGGCGTGACCGGGATGCGCATGTGGGATTGCTCCGGGCTGATCGTGCGTTGGCTCATGGATCACAACCTTTCCGCGCGCGATATCGACTGTGACGGGCTGTGGGCGATCTGCACGCCCGTTTCGCTGGACACCCTCGAACCGCTCACCCTGCTTTTCAGGGACAAAGCGGGGGACAAGCATCATGTGGGCGTATACATGGGCAATGGCCGTGTGATCGAGGCGCAGGGGCGCGATGCTGGCGTGGTGTGCCGTGGCATCTACGCGGGCGGAAAAACGTACTGGACGCATGCCGGGCAGCTTAACTGCCTGAGATAAACGAAACGAGGATGCGACTATGGCAGATGGTGAACGTTCCGAAATACTTGTAAAGCTCGCGGTGATGGACGAGAAGCTTGATAAAGCTCTCTCGCAGGGAAGCGACCACGAAGCGCGAATACGCAAGCTCGAAGGTCGAGGCGGGCGATGGTGGGACATGCTCATCGGTGCCGTCTTGACTGGTATTGTTGGACTATTTATCGCTTGGGCGATAAAAGGATAAATAAAAAGGAGGCAATCATGAAGAAGATCCTTTCCCTGTTGCTCGCCGCGATCCTCGTGCTCGCGGCGGTTTTTATGCTGACCGTTCCCGCGCTCGCTGACACTGGCGGCGGTGCGGAGAGCCCGGAGTTTTTCACATGGGCCATGCTTGGGACCTATGCCGGCGCTCTTGCGGCCACGGGACTGATCACCCAGTTGCTCAAGGATGCCCATATTTTCGAGAAGATCCCCAAGCGCATCTTTGCCTGGATGATTGCGTTTCCCGTGCTTCTCGCGGCCAACTATATCACGGGCACTCTTACCATCGAAAGCGCTATATTGTGTGCAATCAATGCTGTAGTGGTAGGCCTTGCCGCGAACGGTGGCTATGATCTACTCGCGACATTCAAGAAAAGCACAACGCAGAAAAACGAATAAGATTCCCGGTGTCCTCCTGGCCGGGATAATACGTAAGGTCCTCGTCGCTTCGGCGGCGGGGGCCTTGCGTCAGCTTTATTTTAGTTTAAACTGAAAGTCTAGGAAGATACTTTTATATATGCTCTATCTAAAAAAGATGTTTCAATTTCATCTTTTAGTTTTTCCATAAGGTGAACTACGGCGTCTCTATAATTGTCATACTCCTTTTTCGTAGGGTATCCGACACGATCTCCATGGGCAAAACTATTACGTATATTTACAAGTTTATTTATTTCGTTTTGGTATGTATCAACTATTGAATAGTTTAACTCTAATTGAAACATTATTTTTTTAAGAACATGAGATTTTAAGTTCGATTCTGTATCAATAAAATCTTCACCGATATTAATTTCCTTTGTCATAAATTCGCCCCAGTGACCAAGGAACTCTCGCCTTCGCCCATATTGTTGTAGAACACCGTCTTCTTTGAGTAAATCATGCATGTTTACGGGTTTATGATTGCTATCAAGTAATTTACGAAATTCTTTGTGCATGTTTGCAGCTATTAGGCCTGATTTTGCATCTGAAGACAGAATCTTCTCTTTATTTATATATATAACATAATATTGTAATACCTGCTTACAATAGCCTTCGAAATGTGAATATAGCACCATAATTAAAGACTTTCTGATTACACCCACAACATCTTCAGTTGCAGTTCCTTTATGATATTCTACAAAGTTTTCAACGATGGTTATTTCGGCGATTCGTTTGGAATACTCTTGTTCTAATTCAACTGTAAGCTCACTGTATAAAGCGTCATGCGTCAT